CCGGGGGCTGCTCTCGGACCTTGTGTAGGAGCTTGATTCTACAGAGCTTTCGCGGGCACGCCAGCCGCCCTCCCCGATTTCGATGAATAATACGGGTTGACGGGCTGCTATTGCAGGTCACACCGACCGGGGCGCGGTCATGGCTGTTGCGCGTGACGATCAAGGGCAAGCGCCGCCAGATCGGCCTTGGCTCTTATCCTGACGTGACGCTGGCGCAGGCGCGCGAACGGGCACGCGGCGTCAAGGATATGATCTGGCAGGGCATCGACCCGCTGGCCGAAAAGCGCCGCCTCACCTTCGCGCAGGCGATGGAAAAGACGCTGGAGGCGCGAACGGCCGAGTTCCGAAACGAGAAACACAAGAAGCAATGGCGCAGCACCTTGGACACCTACGCGATGCCGATGCTGGGCAACATGGCCGTGTCGGACATTGACGTGTCGGACGTGCTGCGCGTGCTGGAGCCGATCTGGACAACCAAGACCGAGACGGCATCCCGGCTGCGCGGGCGGATCGAGGCGGTTCTAAGCTGGGCGACCGTGGGCGGGCACCGGACGGGCGACAATCCGGCGCGGTGGCGCGGCAATCTCGACGCGGTTCTGCCCAAGCCCGGCAAGGTGGCGAAGGTCAAACACAACCCGGCGCTGTCGCTGGCCGATGCGGCGGACTGGTTCACCGATCTGCGCAAGCGCGACGGCATGGCAACGCGGGCGCTGGAGTTCGTCGCGCTCACGGCGGCACGATCCGGCGAGGTTCGCGGCGCGACATGGGCCGAGATCGACTTGGACGCGGGCGTGTGGATCATCCCGGCCGAGCGGATGAAGGCGGGCAAGGAACATCGCGTTCCGCTCACGCAAGAGGCCGTGGCGCTGTTGAAGGCGTTGCCAAGGATGAAGGGCAGCGACTACGTGTTCCCGGCCGCACGCGGCGGCGCATTGTCCGACATGGCGCTGAGCGCCTGCATGAAGCGGATAAACGAGGCACGCGACGGCGGGTATCTCGACCCGCGTTCGGGCCGTCCTGCCGTGCCTCACGGGCTGCGCAGCACGTTCCGCGACTGGGCGGCGGAGCGCACCGAGTTCGAGCGCGATATGGCCGAGATCGCGCTGGCGCACAACGTGGGTAGCACGGTCGAGCGGGCCTATCGGCGTGGCGACATGATAGAAAAGCGGCGGCAGATGATGGCCGCATGGGCGCGGTTCCTCAAAGGCGAGGCCGGGGCTAAGGTGGTGAAGATGGAGGCGGCAAGATGAATGATGAGCCGCGCTATAACGACAAGCTGACATTCTCGGAATACCGGATCGCGGCTTGTGATGAGATCGACTTGGAGTCGATTGTTTGGGATGAGCGCGACTCGTCCGACGAATGGTTGAGGCGGTATCATGAGGCGGATCGCGCCGCGCTGCGCGAGATCGAAAGGCTGAAACTTGCAGGCACATACGAAATCGAGCGTGCCCGGCTTGCCGCTTATCTGGAGCCGCCTAATCCCGCGCATGAAAGATTGGCGCAACGCATCGACAATGGCGAGTTTGAGCCAATGCGTAATTTTTCGGACGGCCTGCGGAGTCCCGATCTAGGGCAACGTGAGCGGTTTGAGCGCCTTTATGAGGAAGCCGAATTGGCCGACAAGACGCCGCGCGAGTTCTGGCACATTTTGCTTTGTTTGGAGAAGGCAAAGAAGCCGAAAGGCCGTCCGGGCGTGTCTCCACCTTGGCGCAATGTCGTCGGCGCGCTGGACGCTATGCGCTTTGCAGTGGCCGAAGGCGTTTCAATACCGCAAGCCGCCCGCGATGCAGCCGCCCGCGAAGGGCGAGCGGAAGAAGAAAGCCGCGCCCGATACTTTGAAAAGCTCTATAGGAAGCGTGCCGAATTGAGGGAATAAAACTCGGCGCATTTTAGTGCCTTTTACCAGTGTGCGCCCGTTCTGATTTGTCTGTTCCTGTAACAACAGGAGCCGACAATGCCCGAGACGTTTCTCCGAGATACCGATTGCGCCGCGCGCTACGGCATTTCCCGCAACACATGGTGGAGATGGCAGCGCGAACGCACCGACATGCCGCGCCCGGTTCGCCTGTCGCCCGGCTGCACCCGCTGGAAACTGTCCGAAATCGAGGCTTGGGAATCCGCCAAAGCTGAGGTGGCGGCATGATGGGCTTTTCGATTGACGATCTGCTGGCGCGCAAGCCCGCCGGGCATTTCCGCGTCAAGCATATGCAGAACGGGCGCGCGATTTTCTCCGTTCACCGGACGGGCGAACCGGAGGAAATCATCTTCTGCGTCTCGCCCGGTCACGCCAACCAAGCCCGGATGCAGCTCACCGACGAGGGCCTGACCGGCTTTGTTGCGGGGGCGCGTTGATGGACGGCGGCGGCGTTTATCAGGCCAGCCCGATAAAACGTAACAGGGCGACCAAGGCGGAGATGGCCGAGCGCGCCGCGTTCCTGATCGACTATGCCGAACGGCATGGGCCGGTGACGGTTCGACAAGAGTTCTACGCGGCAAGCGTGGCCGGGCTGATCGAGAAATCGGAGAGCGGCTATAACAAGGTTCAAGCCCAGGTTCTGAAACTCCGACGCGAAGGCAAAATGCCGTATCGCGTCATTGCCGATGCAACCCGCTACATGCGCAAGCCGCGCACCTTCGACGGGATCGAGGATGCGCTTCAAAGCACCGCACGGCTTTATCGCAAGGCGTTGTGGTCCGACGCTCCAGAAGAGGTGGAAATCTGGATCGAGAAATCGGCGCTGGCCGGTGTCATCTACCCGGTGACGGCGGAATATGATGTGCCGCTCATGCCAACCGGCGGTTACACGTCCGAGACCTTCGCGCACGAGGCCGTCGAGGCTCTACGCGGCACCGGCAAAACGCTGGTGGTCTACGCGCTCTATGACTTCGACCGATCCGGCAAGGATGCTGAGCAATCCTTGTGCGAGAAGGTCGAAAGGTTCGGTGCGGAATATGGCGTCAGTGTCGAGTTTCATTCGCTGGGCCTGACGTTCGACCAAGTGGAGGATATGGGTCTACCGACGCGCCCGGCGAAATCAAAGTCGGCGGCAGATCGGCGCTGGCCTTATCCATATGCGGCCGAGCTGGACGCAATCCCGCCCGACACGCTGCGCGACATGGTGCGAAACGCAATCGAGCGGCATTTGCCTGCGCACGAGCTGGAACACCTGAAATACGTCGAAGCCCAAGAGCGCGACCTTATCCGGCAATTCGTTCGGGAGGTGCGCTGATGGGCCGAGACAAGCGCAATGAAGCCCGCGCCGAGCATTTCACAAAGCTGGTGCGCAACACGATGGAAACGCCAGCATGGCGGGCGCTGAGTCCGACCGCGCAGGCGCTCTATCCTTGGCTCAAGCTGGAATGGCGGGGGCCGCAGAACAACAACAACGGCAAGATACGGCTGAGCGTTCGGCAAGCGGCTGACCGGCTGGGCGTCGGTATCAACACGGCGGCGCGGGCGTTTCACGATCTACAGGCCAAGGGCTTCCTTGTCGTGACCGAGCACGCACGCCTTGGCGTCGAAGGTCAAGCGACCTGCCCGGCCTATGAGCTGACCGAGATCGCATTGCCGCACGGTGACAAGCGCGACGGGCGCAAGCTGTTCAAGGACTGGAAGGAAGGCGCGGACTACCCGGTGCACAAGGCAACCGTGCACAACCCGCGAGGCCGTCGCGGAAAGAAAAACCCTGTCATCAAATTGGTGACGGCACGTCACCAAAACGGTGACGCCTGAATGTTGGCCGTCACCAAATCAGTGACAGGGCGTCACCAAAACGGTGACGAAACGCGCCGCTGCGCCTGTCTGCCCGTCACCAAATCAGTGACATCCTTATCTACCATCTACAGGGCGGTGAGGGCGGGCATCTATCCGCTACGCGGGCAACGCTTGGCAGGTGCGCCCGGATTGGTCCCAATGCCCGGCTTTCTGTGCAGGACTGTAACCGACCGCCCAACTGTTCCGTTCTCTCTCCGAAAAAAATTCCGGGGGGCGATCTGATGGCAAGGGCATCGAAAGAGGCATCGGCCGCACTGCGCTTTCTGTCGCGGCTCACGGTTCCCGAGGGGCGCACGGCCGGGAAGCGTTTGAAGCTGGCGAGCTATCAGAAGGACTTTGTGCGCGGGGCCTTCGCAAAGGGCACGGCCGTGGGGCTGTTGTCGATCGGTCGCGGCAACGCCAAAACGGCGCTTTCGTCGGGCCTGTCGCTGGGGCACCTGATGGGCGAGATCGCACCGCAGCCCAAGCGGGAAATCATCTTCGCGGCGAGGAACCGGGATCAAGCCAAGATCGCCTTTGGCTTTCTGGTCGGGTTCATCGAGGGGCTGCCCGAGGAAGAACAGGAACAATTCACGATCCGGCGCGGTTCCAAGCTGGAGGTGGAGACGGCCGAGAATGGCGGCGGGCTGGCGCGCGTGATCGCAGCCGATGGCAAGTCGATCCTGGGCGGCGCTCCGACGCTGGCAATCCTTGACGAACGGGCCGCATGGGAAAAGGAAAAGGGCGACAATCTCGAAAACGCAATCCTGTCGGGGCTGGGCAAAAGAGACGGCCGGGCGCTGATTATCTCGACCAGTGCGCCGGATGATGCGAACACCTTTTCCCGCTGGCTGGATGAACCGCCACCCGGCAGCTATGTGCAGGAACACCGGCCCGAGCCGGGCTTGCCGCCTGACGATCTGGAAAGCCTGCTGATCGCCAATCCGGGCGCGCGGCAGAATATCGGCTCAACCCCGGAATGGCTGGTCGCGCAGGCGCGGCGGGCGATGGCGCGGGGCGGTTCGGCGCTGTCATCGTTCCGCAATCTCAACCGCAATGAGCGTGTCGCGTCCGACGATAGATCGGTGCTGGTGACAACCGACGAATGGCTTGCGGCCGAGATCGCGCCCGATGCTCTGCCCGAACGGGCCGGGCCTGTCGTTCTGGGCATTGATCTGGGCGGTTCGCGCAGCATGTCGGCGGCGGCGCTGTTCTGGCCTGAGACGGCGCGGCTTGAATGCGTGGCAGCCTTCCCGACGAAACCCGGCCTTGCGGATCGTGGCGCGGCGGACGGCGTGTCGGGCCGCTATGTCGAAATGAGCGACCGGGGCGAGCTGGTGACAATGGGCGACACGACCGTGCCCGTTGACCGCTTCCTTGCGGACGTGGTGGCGCTGCTGGACGGGCAGGCACCGGCCGCAATCGTGGGCGACCGTTTCCGCCATGCGGAGTTTGTCGAGGCGCTGCGCGGGGCCGGGCTGGAGCGCGTGCCTTGCGTCTGGCGCGGCATGGGCTGGCGCGACGGCTCCGAGGATGTGGAGCGGTTCCGGCGGGCGCTGTTCGAGGGCAAGGTGCGCACCCTGCCGTCGCTGCTACTGCGTTCCGCCTTCGCGGACGCAATCACAATCGTTGACCCGGCAGGCAATCACAAACTGGCAAAGGGCCGCTCGACCGGCCGGATCGACGCGGCGGCGGCCACGGTTCTGGCCGTGGCGCAGGGCGTCCGAATGATCGGCGCACCGAAAAGCAAAGGAGGGCGGATCGCATGGACCTGACCGCAAGAGCAAGCCGGATCATCGCGGCGCAGGGGCGCGCGGTGACATTGAAACGCGAGACACCGGGCGAACCTGACGGTTTCGGCGGCACGTTGCCGGGCACGGTGACAGACTATCCCGCGACGGCCGCAACGGCGCGCTACGGCGAAGAGCTGGCCGCAATCGCGGGCGGGCTGTTCGAGGTGGGCGACCTGCGCCTGTTCATGGCGGTGGACGTGGCGGTGACACCGCAGGTTGACGACCGCGTGGCGGCTGAGGGCGAGGATTATCGCGTGGTGCGCGTCTCGCCTGTCGGGACGGCGGGCACGGCTCATTACTACGACATGCAGGTGCGACGTGACCCGGCGGTATAGCAGGCATATCACGCGCGGCCCGCGTTGGCGGGCGTTGCGGCTGGAGGCGCTGCGCCGCGACGGCTGGGCCTGCGTCCAGTGCGGCGGGCGGCACCGGCTGGAGATCGACCATATCGAGGCGGTGCGCACCGCGCCGGAACGCGCCTTCGACCTGACCAATCTGCAAACGCTCTGCGCGTCCTGTCACACGCGCAAGACCCGAATTGAGTGCGGGCGTCCCGTTCTCAGTCCCGAGCGCCAGCAATGGCGCGACCTGCTGACCATGCAGGGCAACCTTTCGAGCACAGGAGATCAAAATGCTTGAATCGAAGAAACTGGAGCTTCGCCGCTCCGAAATCCGGCAAGAGCTGGCAACGCTGGCAGCCAAGCCGGAACCGACCGAGGATGAAGTGCGCAGCATGGAATCGCTCGACAAGGAATATCGCACGGCCGAGACCCGCTATCGCGCGGCGCTTGTGTCCGAGGATGAAGAGCGCCGCGAAGCCGGGGGCGAGCTGGAAACCCGCGACGGCCGGGAATGGTCCGAAATGCTGGGCCGGTTCGAGCTGCGCCAAGTCGCGGCAGCGCTCGACCACGGGCACCAGATCGACGGCGAAACGGCCGAGATCGTGCAAGAGCTGCGCAGCCAAGGGGCCTATCAGGGCATCCCGGTGCCGTGGCAGGCGCTGGAGCGCCGGGCCGGTGAAACCGTCGCAAGCGGCACCCCGGACCCGATGCAGACCCGGCCGATCATCGACCGGCTGTTCCCGCAATCGGTGGCAAGCCGCATGGGCGGGCAGATGGTCAATATCGGGCAAGGCGAGCTGGAATATCCCGTCGCCACGTCCGGCGCATCGGTGGGCTGGCAGGCGTCGGAAACCGGCGACGTTGCAAGCCCGAGTGCCTACGCCACGACCGACAAGCCGCTGGCACCCGACAACACGCTGGGCGTCCAGATGCGCATCACGCGCAAGACCCTGAAACAGTCGGGCGCGGCTCTGGAGCAAGCGGTGCGCCGCGACATGAACGGCGCGATTGCGCAGGAAATGGACCGGGCGGCGTTCCTGGGCGCGGGCTCGAGCGGCGAGCCTCTGGGCGTCATTGCAGGCGCTTCGACCTACGGGATCACGGAAACGGCCGTTGACGCGGCGGCGGCATGGTCGGCGTTCCGGTCGGCGGTGGTGCGGTTCATGACGGCGAACGCGGCGGGCAGCCCGGATGCGGTGCGCCTGCTGATCCGGCCCGAGGTCTGGGACGCGATGGACGGCACCTATATCGACACCGGCACCGGCGTGACGGAATGGGACCGGCTGACCCGCAACATTCCGGCGGGCAATGTCGCCATGTCTCCGAACGCTCTGGCGGCACCGACCGGCGACCCGGCGGCGTCCAATGCGCTGTTGACCACGAACGCGGGGGGCGTCTCGCCTTTCTTCGTGGCGACGTGGGGCGCGGTCGATCTGATCCGCGACCCCTACACCGACGCGGCGTCCGGTGGCCTGCGCCTCACGGCGCTTGCGACGATGGACATCACGGTTGCGCGGGCCGCGCAGCTTGAAGTTCTGACGGGCATCCAGTGATGCTCTGGGGCGGTGTAGCAGGCGGCGCGCTGGAGCTGCGCCGCCTTGACGGGGGGCGCGTTCGCATTGCGGGCGCGTTCCCCTACGGTTCGCCTGCCGAGCTGGGCCGGGGGCGTGTGGAGGTTATCGCTTCCCGCGCCTTCGCGGCCCGGCTGGAGGCTGGCGAGGATGTTCACCTGCTGAGCGGGCACGACTTCGAGAAACCGCTTGCCAGCCGCGCGGCGGGCACGCTGGAGCTGCGCGACAATGACGACGCTCTGAGCTTCGAGGCGACAATCTCACCCGAAACGACATGGGCGCGCGACTTTCTGGCGGCGCATGACGCGGGGCTGATCCGGGGCCTATCGCCCGGCTTTCGCGTCTCGCCCGATGGCGAGCGGATCGAAGCCCGGTCGGGCGTGGTGCGGCGCACGATCACGGCGGCGGACCTGTTCGAGCTGAGCGCGGTCACGCGGCCCGCATATGGCGGCGCGCAGATCGAGGCGCGGAATTGGAATGCGACCGAGGCGGCACCCGATGACGGGCTGCGCCGGGCGCTCAATCGCTGGAGGGCATGATGGAGATTTTGCAACGCGACGAGGCCGTGCCCGCGTCCTATCCCGCGATTCCGTCCGGGCTTTCAACGGAGGCGATGATGCTGGACGCGGCGGCGCTCTGGGCGCGGATCGAGGCGCACACGGCGCACCGCTTCACAACGCGCGAGGTGGTCTGGACGGTGGAAGGGCCGGGCGAGTTCAAGCCCGATCTGCAACCCGCCACGATCACGGCGCGCGAGGTCTGGGACGGCGTGGCATGGATCACGGCGAGCCTGTCGGACGGGCCGCTAGGCGGCGTCCTGCTGAACGGTGAAGGGCCTTACAGGATCACGGCGGACGTGGGCGGCGGCGACGTGCCTGCGCCCGTCTCCGAGGCTTACAGGCGCTTGGCCGAGTATCTGGCCGAGGATGGCAACCCGGCGGGCGCATCAAGCTACAGCTACAAGCTGGGCGACGTGGAAGAAACGACACAACGCAGCCCGGCGCATGTCGCGCGGGCGCTGCAAAACTCAGGCGCGGCCGATCTGCTGCGCACGTTTAGGAGGGCCTGACAATGGGTATTCTCGACATATTCAAGCGCAAGGCACCGGAAACGCGGGCGAGCGCGTCGGGCTTCACGGCCGAAATCATGTCGGCGCGGGAAAGCTATATCAGCGGGCGGCGTGGGCTGGCCGAGCTGACCGCGACGGCGCAGACATGCGTTTCTCTTTGGGAAGGCGCGATGACGCTGGCCGAGATCAACGGAACCGACCTGATCGGGCGGCGCGTGCTGGCGATGGCCGGGCGCAGTCTGGCGCTGCGCGGCGAAGCGGTGTTCCTGATCCGCGACGATAGGCTTGTGCCCGCGTCGGACTGGGATTTGTCCACCCGCGACGGCGAGCCGCGCGCCTACCGTCTGAGCGTGTCGGAAGCGGGCGGCGGGCGCACGCAAACCGCCTTGGCGGGCGAGGTGCTGCATATCCGTATCGGATCTGATCCGGTCGCGCCTTGGCTGGGCGTGGCACCGCTCAAGCGGGCGCAGCTCACGGCCGGAATGTTGCACGCGGTCGAGACGGCGCTTTCTGAGGCGTTTGAAAACATGCCGCTGGGTTCGCAGATCGTGCCTTTCCCCGAAACCGAGGATACCGACCTGACCAAACTTGCGCGGGGCTTCAAGGGCGCGCGCGGCAAGCTGCTGTTGCGGGAATCGGTGCAGGTGACGGCGGCGGGCGGGCCTGCCCCGGCGCAGGACTGGAGGCCGAGCGACGTAACCCCGGACCTGAGCCGGGCCATGACGCGGGAAACGCTCACAGCGGCGCGAGATGCGATTTGCGGCGCGTTCGGGGTTCTGCCGGGCTTGCTCTACAACGCGACCACGGGGCCGCTTGTGCGCGAAGCACAGCGCCACCTTGCGACATACACGCTCCAGCCGGTCGCGGCGCTCATGGCCGAGGAAGCAACGCTAAAGCTGGGCCAGCCGGTTGCGGTGGACGTGATGCAGCCGCTGCAAGCCTATGACGCGGGCGGACGTGCCCGCGCGGCGGCCGGGATTGTGCAGGCGCTGGCGCAGGCGAAAGAGGCGGGCGTTGATCCTGACACGGCAATGAAGCTGGTGGGCTGGAGCAATGAATGACGCAGCCAACCGAGGCGCTAACCTCATTCCAAAGGTGTTAAGTCTGCAACGCTATCAACAAGGAGTTGAAAGTAATCATCCTTCACCCTGACTGCGCCAGTGATTTTGACGCTGCAACCGTCTTTTGCGTCCCATCCATTATGCTCACAGGCTTCAACCGCTTCGAGCGTTTCCCGGTCTACGGCAAGCTCAACGCGAAGCCTTAACCCGTCGGGTGTATAAAACCTAATCCAATCGATCGATGGATCGCGTCCGATATATCCGGTTGCTTGAATCTGGGTTCCGTCCAACTGGTCAAGCGCATCTTGAATTGTCGGCAATTCCTCCGCGCTTGCACCTGCTGGCGCAAGAAACAAAGCACCTAAAAAGATAAAATTCCGCATTTTACCGCCCCTCATATGCCGATTGCTCGGGTGGTTCTGATTCTCCACCGAAAAGAGCAAGGATACCGCCGACGAGCGCCAGCCCCATAAAAACTGCTACAAAGGTTCCGCCAAGGACCGCTCCGCAAAGTGCGCAAATAATCAACAGAACTCCGGGCGTCTTAGAAGTTGCTCCGATAGAAATTGCACCTAGGACAATCGTTGCAAAACTGAATAGAACGCCACCCCAGCCCAACCCTATTACTAGGTCGGCATCCTCTGCCTCGAAACCTGCTCCAACGCCGCCGACAAAGAGTGTCATTCCAGCCGCTAGAACGCCGAAAACGCCTGCGATAAGTGCAATAATCCCGCCAGCTTTCCGCATTAATGTTTCCTTTCCCGAGGAACGACCACAAAAACGAGGCTAAGCACATGACTGCATCCAGAGCAAGATTGAATCCCGCGCCTTTCTTGTTGGCGGGTAGGATGCGCAGCACTTTGCGAAATATCGCCTTAACTGCCTGATATTAAACAATAATTATAGATTAATTGGCGGAGGGGACGGGACCGGGATCGGACGTTCTCCACTACATGAAGCCCAGATTGAACTGACAACTATGCGATCGCCACACTTCT